ATGAGCTACTCAACCAAAAGCCGCGAGACGGGCTATTACCACATCACGCCGCGAGCGCCGGTGATTATTGCGCGCAAGTCCTGGCCCCGAACCTGTCAACTCCACGGACCCTATGCCGCCGCGGCGCCGAACCAGAAATGCCCCACCTGTAAAACAGGCATCAAAAGGGAGTTTCCGCGAGAATGACACATCTGAGCCATGTAATTATGCGAGGGCAGGTTTTCCGATGGGAGGAAAAGGCCGTGTTCGGGTTTATGCCCTCTGGCAAGTCGCAGACTGGCCTGATTGAATACTGCCCAGAAACGGGAATGGTCAAATGCCATGAGTGCGGCGACTTGTACCGCGACCTCGGATGCCACGCGGCTCGCGCTCACGGTCTTAAGGCGGTCGAGTACAGGCGTGCGCACGGTCTGCGGTACGGGCAACCGCTTTGCGGTCCGGCTGAGTCGGCCAAGCGCCGCCGAAGGCTGTCGGAGCGTCTTGCAGCCGGGGGCGTCCTCAGAACCCCAGAATCAATGGCGCGCCTGCAGGCGAGAAGCCTGGAGGTAAAAAGGCCCACGCCTCAACGGCATTCTACCGCGGAACTGAGAAATGAGCGTCTCATCTGTGACCGCCAATTGCTTGCGAGGCTAGCAATTATAGCCTCCGAACTTGGACGGACGCCAAGTAGCACCGACCTCGAACCCAATTTTCTACACGAACTGACGAAGAGGTATGGCAGCCTTAACGATGCTGTCTCCGCAATCGGTCTGCCTATCACTAATGTCCGGGGAGGTCGCAGGGGAGACCCGTTCACGAAGGCCGTATTGCGCGAACTGTTGATGGATTTCTACGTCCTGAACCGTCGTTTGCCAGCGGTTCGTGACTGGGCTTCAGGCAGTTTGCCGAGCATGGAGACTTTTCGAAGGGCGTTCGGCAGTACATACGGAGCCTATGATGCGGCTGGTCTTGGCCAAATTGCGAGATGCCGACAGGGGCGTCGCGGACCATATCCACGTGAGGCCACGGCTTGACCCTGCCTCCCAATTTGACCGGCGACCCGTTGACCGATGCCGATTACGAGAAGCTGGAAGCGCGCTGGATTCCGCGCGAACAGGCCGACGCCGCGTTCTTGCGCCGCGTCGATTCCACTGACGGCGCAATCATCCTCGGCCAGGAAGGCAAGGAACGCCACGAGTGGAAATCTGGTTCTGACTTCAGCGGCATCGTGATTCCTTACCTCTGGCCAGGCGAGAACCACGTGCGCCTGGAACGGATTCGGCGCGATCATCCGGACCTGGAAGAGAAGGACGGAAAGCCGCACCAGCGACGTAAGTACATGGGACCGCCGGGGCGTGGCAACGCGATCTACTTTCCGCCGGGGCTGGAAGCGCGATTCCTGGTAGACGTGGGGATGCCGCTCGTGATCGTCGAGGGCGAATTCAAGGCGCTCGCTTTATGGCGCCTGGCTTGGCACGGTTTGGGCGACGTAGCCGAATCACCGGCATTCGTACCTCTGGGGCTTCAAGGCACATTTAGCTGGCGCGGAAAAGTGGGCCGCGTTGAGGCGGAAGGGCCGGGCCAGTTCCAGGATGTGAAAGGCCCGGTGGCCGATCTCGGACGCATCGCATGGGGCGGCCGCAAGGTGATCATCCTGTTCGACAGCAATGTCGAGCGGATCGCGCAGATCGGCGAAGCGCGCCGGCAGCTCACCCGAGAAGTCGAATCGCGCGGCGCCGAGGTCTCGTGGTTCAAATGGCCGGCTGACGTGCCGGAAACGCTGAACGGGATTGACGATTTTCTGGCAGCGCGCGGCCCCGAGGAAGCTATTCGCCAGATCGGCAAAGCGCGCAAGGTGACGCGCAAGCGCAAGACGGCGCCTACGGTGGCGGAGGCCGTCGAAGGCGAGGATTGGCGCAAGAATCTGATCGAGGGCGATAACGGCATCAAGCCAATTCTGGCGAACGCGATCACGTTCCTGACGCACCATCCGGAGCTAAAGGACATGACGTCCTACGATGAGTTTGCGGTGCGCACCATGGCGCTCGCGGGCTCACCGTGGAACCCTGGAAGCCGCGAGTGGTGCGAGGTGGACGATATCCGCCTGGCGGAGTGGTTGCAGCACCACTTTTGCAGCGTCAATAAGAATGCGGCCGCGGAAGCTGTGGCGGCGGTCTCGCGAGAGCGCTCTTTTCATCCGGTACGCGAGTATCTGAGTAAGCTGGTGTGGGACAAGGTTCCGCGCATCGACACGTGGCTGTCTACTTACGCCGGCGTGAAGGATTCGCCATATTCGCGCGCAGTGGGCTCGCGCTGGCTGATCTCCGCAGCGGCTCGCGTGTTTGAGCCGGGATGCCAGGTTGACCACTGCCTGATCCTCCAGGGGCCGCAAGGGCAGCGAAAAAGCACGCTCCTGCGCGTGCTCGCGGGCGACTGGTTCACGGACCAGGTGGGCGACCTCAACAACAAAGACAGTGCCCAGCAGATCCATGGTGTATGGATTGTCGAGTTCGCCGAGCTGGAGCAACTGCTTGGACTGCGCGCGGAGACCGCGGTTGTGAAGGCGTTCATTACGCGCCGCGTGGATCGCTTCCGGCCGCCCTACGACCGCAGGCCTGCGGACTTCCCGCGCCAATGCATCTTCGCCGGCACGGTCAACCTGGGCGAGTACTTCCGCGACGATACCGGCGCGCGGCGTTTCTGGCCGGTGTCTTGCGGTTTTATCGACATTGCGGGACTCGAGCGCGATCGCGATCAGTTGTGGGCGGAGGCGCGGGAGCGCTATGAGCGGCGTGAGCCCTGGCACCTGGACACGGCGGAGCTGGTAGAGCTGGCGGCCGTCGAGCAGGACATGCGGTATGAGGCGGACCCGTGGGACTCGACAGTCTGGGAGTTTGTCGAGGGCGCCCGCGCGCAGCACGATCAGGGTGGCAATCCTCCGGAGGCGTTCTTTATCACCAACGCGGAGATCCTCAGCAAGGCGCTGAAGAAGCTGGAGGCCGCGTGGCAGGAAGCCGACAAGCGCCGCATCGGGCGCATCATGCGGCGGCATGGGGCGGTGGCGCTCCAAGAGACCGTGTACGACAGTGACGGCGAGATCGAGCGCGAGCCGAATGGTCGCGGGAAGCGGCGCCGCGTGTATCGGTGGCCCTCCACATAATTCTTTTCCACAGTTATTTTTCTCTCCTTTAATGACTCACTCCTACTTGATAGGTCGTGAGTCATTCGTGTTTTCATCAAGTCATCAAGTCAATTCTGACTCAGTATAAATCCAGTGACAAAGATACGAGTCATGCTAAGTCCCTTGGTTTGTTTATCGTGCAGTCTGACTTGATGACTCACGTAGTTACAAAGAGTTATTCAGAATGCCTGTTTTAGTGGCGATTGTGTTAATGCAGCGTGTGGAGTGCTGTACGCGCGGGTGACGTGAGTCAATGAGTACACAACCTGTAGATGTGTTGCTCTTGACACCCCAACTAATCCGTGATAGCTTCCTTGGTAGCCGACTACCGCCCGAATCGGTAGCCAGTCGCGGCCCGAAGCTGGGTCGGGTAAGTTGAGTCGCAAACCTTCGATCTTTCCTCGATGTAAGTTCCGCTGAGTCGTATTGGCCTTTCCTTCTAACAGTTCCCTTGGTTCAGTGGGTCCTTCCCAGGCCACCCGCCGCGTGCGGGTAAATTGACGGCAAGTGAGGGATCGTGAGTGGGTTTTTGGGGAGTCGTCAGTCTTAGGCGTAGGTTTGTCGTCGGGTAGTCTTATGGCGTTGATGGGATATCGGCAGTACGCGGCGCACCGGAAGGCCCACGGCCTGAAGGGCGGAACGCTGCGCGCGGTGCAAAAGGCCCTTGCGGCCGGCCGGATCCTGCAAAATTCCGAAAAACGCATCGATTCCGCGGACGCGGACGCGCGGTGGGCGGCGACTACGGACCAGGCGTTGCAACGCGGGAGTTCCGCCGCACCCACCGGCGCCGCGCCAGCCGTGACGACCCCTCCGAAAACTCTGCCGCTGCTGGAAGGGGTAGTCGAAAACGCCCCCTCAACGCTCTCGCGCCACTCGGACGACTGGCTGGCCGCGTTTCCGGACCCGTTGCCGCCGCCGGTTCCGCTGGCGGAGCGCCTGGCCCGGGCGGCGCTGGACAACGTGGTCGATGGCGACTCGTTCATGGTGTGGAAGACGCGCGAGCAGCGGGCGAACGCGTTGGCGGCGGAGCGCGCGCTGGCCAAGGAAGACGGCGAGCTGCTGGCGGCTGACGAGGTGCAGAAGGCTTTCGCCGCCATGGGGCGGATGCACGCGCAGGGGCGGGAATCGGTGGCCACGTCGTTGGCTCCGAATCTACTCGGGTTGACGGACCTGGGAGAAATAGAGCGGCGCATCCGTGCCGCGCTGCGGGACGTGGATCAACGAATTGCCACAGAAATCAGGAGCCAATATGCCGAGGTTGTTGATGGCCGCCCTAGCGTTGCTTGCTGAAGCCTTCGCTAGTGGTCTGCAACCCGCGCCCGACATGACCGTCTCCGAGTGGGCGGATGCCTACCGGATGGTCACGAAGCCGTCGCCGTGGCCTGGCCCCTGGCGCACCGAGCGTGTGCCGTACATGCGGGAAATCATGGACCGCATGTCGCCCTCGGACCCGTGCGAGATTTGCGCGCTCATGAAAGCCGCGCAGGGCGCCGGTACGGAAGGCGGACTCAACTTCCTCGGCGCCTACATGCACCAGTGGCCGCGGGACATGATGCTCGTGCTTCCTACCGAGGGAGCGGCCAAAAAGTTCAGCAGGCGCCGCCTGGATCGGATGTTCGCCGGCACTCCGGTGCTCCGCGACCTGGTCGTTGAATCGCGGGGACGCGATGGCTCTAACAACCTGCTGATGAAGGAATTCGGCGCCGGCCGGGATTCGCTGATCCTGGTCGGCGCCAATTCCAACGTGGGACTACGCTCGGATCCCGTGCCGGTGGTCTACGCCGACGAAGTGGACGGCTATCCGCTCGATGTGGACAAGGAAGGCAACCCGCTCTTCATTCTGATTCAGCGCACGGCGGCCTACTGGGACCGCAAGATCCTACTGACCTCGACGCCGACGCGGAAGGGCGGCAACATCCACTACTGGTTCCAGGCGGGCGACCAGCGCGAATTCTTTGTGCCCTGCCCCTACTGCACACATATGCAGGAACTGGTGTGGGGCGCCGACCGCTTCATGCGGAAAGAGCCGGGCGGGATGCGCTGGCCGAAGGGTGAGCCGGAAAAAGCACAGTACCAGTGCGAGCGCTGTGGCGACCAGTTCGAGGAGTGGCGGAAAGTGGACATCCTGCCGCGCGGCGAATGGATGCCCCAGGCGCCCGGCAATGGCGCGCACATGAATATCCGGAGCTACCACGTGGGCTCCCTGATCTATCCCTACGGCTGGCCGGGGAATAAGTGGACGAACCTGGCGGCGGAGTGGGAACGCGACCACGACAAGCCGCGGGCGAAACAGACGTTCGTGAATTTGAAAGAGGGGAAGCCGTGGGCAGACCCGAGCGAAGCCGCGGCGGACGCCAAAACGCTGCTGGCCCGGTGCGAAACCTACAGTCTGCCGATTCCCGCTGGCATTGCGTGCCTCACGCTGGCGGCGGACGTGCAGGGAGACCGCATTGAGGCGGAAATTCTGGGGTGGGGCGCGCGGGAGGAAAACTGGTCGCTCGACTACCGGGTACTCCGCGGCGACACCTCGCGGGCCGATAGCCAATGTTGGCAGGAACTGGACGAACTGCTGGCCAGCACGTACCTGAGCGAGACCGGCCTCGTGCTGAATATCCGCGCGGGCTGCGTGGACGCGAGCTACCAGCAGGACCTGGTGCGCAAGTGGTGCCATGCGCGCCGCCAGCGCAACGTGTGGGCGGTGATCGGGCGCGACGGGCAGGACCGGCCGGCGTGGCCCACCAGGGCGTCGAAGACAAAACCGAACCGGCCGTCGCCGGCGTTTGTAATTGGCGTGGACGGGCTCAAGGAAACCGTGTACGCCCGGCTGCGGGTGTTGGAAGGGCCGGGCTGCTGCCACTTCCCGACCGGCCGCACGCTCGATCAGTTCGAAATGCTCACCGCAGAGATCCGAGTCCCGGATTACTCGCATCCGATCCCGATTTTCCAGTGGCGGAAAAAGCGCGAGGGCATCCGCAATGAGTGGCTGGATATCCGCGCCTACCAGCACGCGTGTCTGCGCGGGCTGGAGTTCCAGACCAGTTTCCGGCTGGATAAAGAAGTCGAGAAGTTTCAAGCGATGGCGGAAGCGTTGCGTACGAATACGCCGCTTCCGGTGGTCGCGCGTCCCAAGCTGCAAATCCGGTTGACGTAACGCTATGGCCTACTTGACCTCCGATCTCGACAGCATCATCGCGAATCTCGAAACGTCCCTGTCCAAGGGATATGCCGAAGTGACACACGAGGGCAACCGGCTGGTATACCGGACCACGGCGGAGATCCTGAAAGCCATCGCCTACTTCAGAGCGCTCTACAACAATGCGACGGATGCACCGGTGAGCCCGGCTCCCAAGGTGCGCACGTTCTTCTTGCACGGCGGTAACCGGGGGATTGGATTCTGATGCTCGGACTCGGCTCTCTCGGGCGGCGACTGAAGGCGGCGGCGGGCGCATTTTCGACGGGCGGCTACAATGCCGCGACCGGCGGCCGGCGTGTGATCCACATGGGATCGACCACGCGGGGTGTGAACAGCCTCGCGCTGAGCGATGGCCCCCAATTGCTGGCCCGTGCCCGCAAGGCGGCGATGGATACCGACCTGGCTGTGGCGGGGATCGCGGCTTTCGTGGCGGAAGTGATTGGAACCGGGCGCCGGCCGCACTTCAAGCATCCGGACCCGGTAACCCGTCAGAAATTGCAGCGCGAATGGAACCTGTGGGTGCCCCAGGCCAGCGCGACGCGCAAGATCGGACCGGACGGCAAGCCGGATAGCTTCCAGAGCTTCTACGGGCAGCAGGCGCTCGTGTGCCGGAACGCGGTCGAAGCCGGCGAGGCGTTCGCGCGACTCCGGCCTCGGCTCGTGTCGGATCTGTCACCCACGGGTCTGCGGGTGCCGTTGCAGATTGAGCTGATTGAACCGGAGCAGCTCGCGTTCTGGCGGCAATCTGGCGAGATGGCGTCGCCCCTGAATATCATGCGCGGCTCGATCGAGTTCGACGCGATCCGGCAGAGGGTGGCCTACCACTTCTATCGGGATCATCCCGGCGATTCGACGGTCTGGCCGAACGCCTACGAGGTGGTGCCCGTGCCGGCGCAGAGCGTGCTGCACGTGATCGAGTTTATCCGGGGGAATCAGATCCGCGGCATCACGCCGCTGGCGTCGATCCTGATTCAGATGGCGGACCTCGACGACTACGACGATGCGGAGCGGCTGCGCCAAAAGCTGGGCGCCTATATGTTCGCCTGGAAAGAGACGACGACGCCGGATGACGATGACAATCACTCCCGCTCGACGACAAGCGCCGGCACGGACCAGGCCGACGCGGGAACCGCATACGTCGAATCCGCTCCTGGCCAGTTGACGATGATCGACGTGGGCGCGCAGGAAAAGATGGGGTTCTACGCGCATCCTGGCACGCCGCAGGGTTACGCGGTCTTCATGCGCGAACAGCAGCAGAAGATCGCCACCATCCTGCGGGTCGCCTACGACATGGCGACGGGCAACACGGACGGGTCGAACTACTCGCGGTCCCGCATCCGTCTGATCGCCTTGCGGCGCATGTGGGAGCAATACCAGCAGAACGTGATCGAGCACCAGTTCTGCCGGCCGGTGGTGCGGGCCTGGCTGGATGCGGCGGCGCTTGCAGGCGTGATCGACGCGGGCGATTATTTACGGAATCCGGATTTGTATCTCGATATCGAATGGCTTTCGCAGCCGTGGGATTGGGTCGATCCGGAAGCCGACGTGAAGAGCGTCCGGATGGAGATCGAATCGGCGCTCACGAGCCGCGAAGCCGAAGTGGCGAAGCGCGGTCGGAACGTGGAAGACGTGGACGCGGAGATTTCGCGGGATCACGAGCGCGAGGCCGAACTTGGCATCCAGCCCGTGTACGGGGCTTCGCGGGTCAACATCGACGCGAACCCGGGCGACAACCCGGACGAAGAGCCCGCGCCCGTCCCACAGGAGGCAAAGTGAACCAACGGTTTCTCGAAGTGGCGCAACGCATCGGCGGTCGGCCGGCGTTGATCCGGCTGGCCTCGGCGGCGGATTACTTCGGCGAGAATGCGCCATACGCCATCGTGGGCGGCATCGCTGTGATTGACATCAGCGGCCCGCTCTCCAACGAGGCGTGGAGCTGGGGCGGCACGACGTACGGCGAGATTCAGGACCAGTTGAAGATCGCCGCGGCGGACCCCAACGTAAACGGCATCGCGCTCCGGGTGAATTCTCCGGGCGGCGAGACGGACAACGCGTTCGAAACGGCGGCCATGATCGCAGCGCTCGACAAGCCCTGTTACGCGGTGGCCTCGACGATTGCCTACTCGGCGGGCTACCTGCTGGCCTCGCAGGCAAAGCAGCTGTTCATGTCGCCGATCACCGGCGGTGTGGGTTCCATCGGTGTCTACTGCGCGCATATGGATTACTCCGAGATGCTGAAGAAAATCGGCATCGGCGTAACGCTGATTTCGGCGGGCGAGGGTAAGACGCTCGGTAACCCCTACGAGCCGCTCGATGCCGCCGGGCAGGAAGAGATCCAGGGCCAGATCGACCGGCTGTACGGCGAGTTCGTGGGCGCGGTCGCGATGGGACGCAAGATGCTGGCCCAGGATGTGGTGAAGCTGGGCGCTCGGCTGTTCGAAGGCGCCCCGGCGGCGATCGCGGCGAAGCTGGCCGATGCGCCGGGAGACCTGGGGACCGCGATTGCGGCACTCCAGGCAGAAGTTTCGCGGACTGGCTTCGGCCGAATGTCCGCATCGAGGTCTGCGGCAGCCGCCGCGAGACATGGCAAAAAGGAGCCAACAATGGAAGGCGAAAACGCGGCGGTGCATACGGCCGCAGAACTGAAAGAGGCGGTAACGAAAGCCGAAGCGCAAGGCTTTGCGCGGGCTCTCGGGATCGTCGAATTGTGCTCGGTTGCAGGCGTTCCGGCCGCGAAGGCGGCGGAGTTCCTGACGGCGGGCAAAACAGCGCAGGCAGTCAGTACCGAACTGCTGAGCGCGAAAGTCGCGGCGGACGCGCAGGCGCCGTTGAACACGGGCGTCATGCCCGGCACCGACGCGAAACTGCCCGGCGCTCCGGTTGCCGAAGGCAAAGCGGAAGGGTGGGGCAAAGTAGGCAAGCTCATCGGGCTGAGCCTCAGAAAGAAGGAGGTGGTCTAACATGCGGACGAACACGAAAGTATTTCTGGGGCTCAGCGTCATCTTCGCAATCGCGCTGATTCTCATCACGCCCGAGACCTGGCCGGCGATCCTCGCCTTGGGCATGGGCCTTGTGGGCACTACCATCAACGAACTCCCGCGCATCAGCGACGTGCTGCTGTTCGAAGAGGGCGAAGAGGTCAACTGGGTCCGGAATACGATCACGATTGTCTCCGGCACGGCGACCTGTGTGCTCGGTCAGGTGATGGGAAAGATCACCATCGGGGCGGCGACTTCCGCGGCGAAGGCCGGCGGCAACACCGCGAGCAGCGGTTCGCTCACCATGGACGCTACGGCGCCGATTGGGGTGAACTGCAAGGTCGGCATCTACCGCGTGTACTGCGTTCTGGCCGCGGCCAATGCGGGACTGTTCAGCGTGGTCGATCCCCTCGGCGGGGAGGTCGGGACGGTCACGGCGGCAATCACCACTGGCACAGTGTTCAGCGGCGATATTAAATTCGCGCTCTTGGCAATCACCTCTCACGATTTCGTGGTGGGCGACGGCTTCGATGTGACCGTGGCGGCGGGATCGGGCAAGTATGCGCAGGTGACGCCAGCCGCGGTCGATGGCTCGGCGGTTGCCGCTGCCGTGTTGCTGCAAGCGGCAACGCCCACGGCGGACGTAACGGCGGTGGCCGTGGTGCAAGGCCCCGCGATCTTCAAGGAGAACGGCCTGCAATGGACTTCGGGTATGACCGCCCCGCAAAAGACGGCGGCCATTGCGCAACTCGCTGCCGCGGGCATGGCCACGCGAGTGGGCTACGGCGTCTAAGGCGCCCAAGGAAAAAGAGGCAGACACACTATGAATCTCGTAAACGTGGTTTCCCAGGACGCCTTCAACGTCATTTCGCTCTCGAACTTCATCAACGACATTACGCCGCAGTACGGCCGCCTTGGCGCGCTCGGCCTGTTTATCGATGAAGGCGTCACGCAGAACATCGTCGGCGTCGATTACGACCCGATCACCAACCAACTGCTTCCCCAGGTCAAGTGGGGCGCCCCCGGCGTCGCCAACAAAACCGCCACGGGCAAGCTCAAGACCTTCGCCATCCCGCACTACGTGGTCAACGATAACGTGTTGGCCGCCGACGTGATGGGCCGCCGCGCTCCCGGCACCAACGACACATTGACCGTACAGCGGTTGCTCGGCAAAAAGATGGCCGAGATGAAGCTGAAGCTCGAACAGACGCTCGAATGGGAGCGACTGGGTGTGCTCAAGAGCGGCCAGGTGAAGGACGGCGCGGGCAATCTGATTCTCGACATCTACAGTGATTTCGGAATCTCGCAGACCAGCACCAGTTTCGCGACGGGCACCTCGACCACGGATATCATGGGCAAGATTGCCCTAGTGAAGCGCCTGATTCTGGCCGCCTTGCGCGGTGACTTGATGCGCGGCTGGGTCGCTCTCTGCTCGGACGGCTTCTACGACGCGTTTGTGTCGCACGCCAACGTGCAGAAAGCCTTCACGTATTACCAGAACAACGGGCAAAACCTCGCCGGGGACTACAGCGGGGCCAATGACCAGCCGAACTCGGCCGGCCTGTTCTCGGGCGGCGAGAAACCCTTCATCTTCGGTAACGTCGCCTGGATCAACTACACCGGATCGGTAAGCGATTCGGCGGGCAGCTCGCAGCCGATGATCGACGCCAATGCCGCCTACCTCTTCCCGATGGGGACGCAGGTCTTCAAGAACTGGTTCGCGCCGGCGGACTACCTGGAGACGGTCAACACGGAGGGCCTGCCCTTCTATGCGAAGCAGAAGCTGATGGACTACGACAAGGGCATCGACGTGGAATGCCAGTCGAACCCGCTGCCCATCTGCCTGAAGCCGGCCGTGGTGCAGAAGCTCACGACCTCCTAGTAGGCGCACGCGTGTGCAGGGCGGCTTCGGCCCGGCTGTGAGCCGCCCTCTTTTCAAAAGGATTGATTTCTCATGACGGAACTGGAACAGGCGATTGCGGATGCGGGCGGGGCGGCCCTGGAAGTCATGGGGACGCCGATCACCTACATTCCGTATGCGACGGGCATCGGGATCGACGCGCTCTGTTTCCTGCGTCCGCCGCAGATCGTGCAGCCGGCGGCTCCCGGTTACTTCGGCGAGATCGAAGTGGATCCGGCCGTCATTACCGCGCCAGCCTGCAAGGATCAGGTGGTATGGCCGGACGGCACGTACTACGTGGTGGCTAAGGTGGTCAATCCGCCGCGCGGGCTCACGAATCTTTCCTTGCACCGGAAGGTGGATAAAACATGAGTCTTCCCGTGTGGGTCTCGCGGACGGTGCGGCTGGAACTGGAGGACCGCTTCGGCGCGCTGTTCAACGATGCGCTCCTGGCGGCCCTGGAATATTCCGGGGCCGACGATCAGACATTCGCCATCAACTTCGGCGAAGTCGAGGATCTGCCGGCGAACTTCTACCGGGAAGATCGGACGCTCGATTCCCTGGCGCTGCATAACGAGCCGGAGCTGCCGGCGCTCGCCATGTGGGTAGGAGAAGGGGCCAACCTGCGGTTGCAGATGCCGCGGACCTTTTCGGGGCACGTGGCAGCTTACTGGCGGTTCTTCCTGTTCGTGCCGGGCATCCGCAAGGCCGGTCTGGTGGACCAGCGGGAAGCGGCGGAGGCGGCGGTGCTGGCGGTGCTGGCTCAGGACTTCCCGACGATCAACTATCGCGGGGATCTGAGCTGGGGAAACCCGGTCGAGCAGCAGGTTTTTTCGCAGGACAACCAACATTTTGGATGGTCGCAGGAAATTCTATTGACGGGGAGCTTCGAGGTGAATGTATGACGTTCGTGTTTGTCAGTCGCAGCGTTTCAGAGGTGCTCGGAGCGGGCATCAAATTGAGCCGGTTCGGGCAGCGCGTCGAGTTAGCGTCCCCGTTCGCGGAAGAGACAAAACTGCATGGCGGATTGCCTTGCATCCCGGCGGAAGAGTTCGACGCGATCAACTTCACCGACGCGGAACTGAAGTCCGCGAAATGGGAGAATCCGATGCCGTCCTTTCTAGAGAAAGAGAAGCAAGCTCTGGCGGTCCTGCACAAGATCCGAGGGGGTGAATAACCATGTCGAATCCCGCATTTACACGCAATCAGTTGTGCTTTCCCGTTCTCGAAAGCACGTTCGGCACGGCGGTAACACCCGTGGGTTCCAACGCCTGCCTCATCACCAGCTTGACCACACAGGCGCAGCAGCCGATTATCGCGCGCCCGGACAAGACCGGGTCACTGGGAGAAATCCTTGGTATTCCGGGCCGCAAGACCGCGACCTGGACCGCCGCCATGTCGATGGCCGGCAACGGCGCGGCGGGCGTCAAGCCGGACGTCGACGTGCTGCTGCAATTGATCTTCGGCAAGGCCGTGACGATTGTCGCCTCGACCTCAGCCACCTACGGCCTCGATGACAACAGTTATTTGGCTTCGATCTGGCACTACAACGCTCCCAGCACCGTGGCGCAGTATGTGGCCATCAGCTCGGCCTGTAAGCAGCTGAAGATCACCTTCGGCGGCGACGTGCCAACGCTGGAATTCTCGGGGGAGTGCCTCTGGGTGCTCGACACCGACCAGCTGGCCGATGGCACGATGGACAGCGTAGGGAAGGGCGGAATCGCCACCTGGACCACGCAGCCGACTCCCACAGTCAACGGGAAGCCGCCTGCCGGATTCACCGGACTCATTACTCTCGATGGCCAGACGTACACGACGCTGCGCACCGGGAGTATTACGCTGGCGGTTGCCCGCAACCTGCCCGGCGACACCTTCAACAGCTACTACAGCGCCGCGCCCGTGCCCGGCCTGCGCGCCGTCACGGCCGATTTCGGGCTGTACGACGACGACTCCGCGAACCTGAAGGCGCTCAAGCAAAAATCGTTTAACAAGACCACGGTCAACCTGGGATTCCAGATCGGCACGGCGGCGGGCAATACCTGGACCTTCACGCTGAAAAACGTGCTGCTTCCGGCTCCCGTGCTCGACCAGGGGCAGGACCGCCGCGCGCTCTCCTTCTCGGGCGCGCATGCCTACGACACGACCATCGGCGCGAAAGACGCTCTGGCGCTGGTGATCACGTAGGAGCCGTCCATGAACTACCGCATCACGGCATTGTGCGGCAGCGGCCACGTGCAGACCATGCTGCTGAGCGGCGAACTGGGCGGCCGGGCCTTCGCCGACGAACAGGCGGGGCTGCTGGACGGCACGTCGCGCTTCTACGTGATCCCGCCCGGGCCGGACAGCTTCATCGGGAAGTGCGTGAGCTGTGGGCGGCCGTTCCGGTGCACCGTGACGGAAGAGCCGGCGGAGGTCTTGGCATGACCGGCGTGATGGAGCAGAGGGTACGCGAAGCGGCGAAGGCGGAGCGGGCCGGACGGACGGTCTACTTCGAAATCCAGGAGGGAGGCGCGGGCTACCAGCTGGTCGCGGTCTACAGCATGGAGGATTCGGTGCGGCCGAGCGGCCACGTGATCTTCTGCCACGGGTCCGGATCGGTGTTCGCGCGGTTGACGGTGGAATGCCGGGAGCGGTTCGACGCCCTGGTGGCGTGCCACCTTGTGGGGGCGGCGGAATGAACTGCGTCGGATTGCTTGCCACAGCTACGTATGCGGCGAGGATCGCGCCTTACCGGCTTCGCGAGGATGCCGTTCAGGAGGCTTGGCTTGGGATTGTTCAGGCGGATAGTCACTTCGATGGCAGATGCGAACTCAGAACTTTCGCGTCTCAGCGGGCGCGGGGCCAGGTGCTGGATTACCTCCGAAGAAACGACCCGTTGAGCCGCTCCCATCGACGCGCAGTAAAGGCCGGGAAGGCAGAGCCAATCAGGTATGAGCCGGTGTTGGAGCATCACAAGTTCACCGCCGCCACGCAGGAGCAGGACGCGATCCATGCCGAGGTGAGGCTTTGGCTGAGGTTTCTATCGGACCGTGAGCGGCGTATCGTTATCCGCCTACTCGATGGTATTCCAGAGAGCGAACTTGCGTGCGAGATTGGCCTGTCAAGGGGCAGGGTCCATCAAATCAAGAGACGCGCGATCGCGCGAATCCGAGAAGGGCTGAAGCTCGCATGATGCGGCCTTACCGGGCGGAGTCGATCTTTGAACTGGCGTGCCCCTGTGGGCGGCTGCTGGTGGCGCCGGGGGACGCAGGCGAAGTCACGTGCGGCGACTGCGGGCGCCTGGGCGTGATCGTGTGGTAGGCGGAGTACCTGGCGGTGGCGGCATCCGCATGCGTGTGCAGTGTGTCGGAACGGGCGTAGGAACGAAACAAAAGGAGTAACGAAATGGATCTAACGACGGTATTTTCAGCAATCGAAGCGTCCCAAACGGCGAAAGCCAACGGGGCTGCGCAATTGACGACAGACCAGGCGAAGCAGGCTGCGCTTGCGGCGGCAATCGCTGCGGACACCACAGCGGTGGCCGACCTGACCGCGAAGGCGGATAGCGACATCCAGGCTGGCATCACCCTGCTGCAATCGCTCTTGAGCACCGCGGTCGCAGTCCCGGTAGTGCCTCAGCCGTAGGCGGAAGGGGAGGGATTTATGACCGTTCATGTCTCGACTCGCACCCTGGAAAGTAAGTCCCTCCCCGGCGTCCGCTTCGTGATCCGCCGGATGACGAAGCGCCGCGCCGATGCGCTCGACGAGGCGCAGGCGCCGTTCCGCGAACGCCTGCGCCCCCTGTACGAAGAGTTCACGCCGCTCGACAAAGAGCGCGTGGAAGCGAAAGACGCGTTCCCCGCCGACAAGCTGAAGCGCTGGTCGGAACTGCTGGGGGAAATTGCCAGGATCGATCAGAACGAAATGGCTCCCGTAGCGGCGCGGTTCTGCCTGGTGCGGATCGAGGACCTGGAAATCACCTATCCCGGTGCGGACGGTGGCGACGTGACGGAGTCCGCCACGCTGGAACTGATTCAGGAACACGGGCCGGACGCCCTCTACCAGGAGATCCTGCACGAGATCAAGCGGGAATGCGGGCTGCTCCCCGAAGAGGCGGAAAATTTACCCTCGCCCTCCACTTCAGCCGCAGCGGTGGTTGGGAAACCCGAGAATGCGGAGCCTGCCGGGACGCCGCCAACGATTTTAGTCTCGGCTGTCTGAAGTACCACGGGCCGGGAAAATGTGACTGCCCGAATCACCAGAAGTCGGCGACGGGCGAATCGCCTTCATGGCGCGCGGTCTATCGGACGGGCGACGGGAAGGTGCAGTGGGATGTGGACGTGGAATCGATGGCTTGTCCGGTATCGGTCATTACGACAGACTCCATCGCGGCGGTGAGGCGGTTTGCGGAGTCGAAACGTGCGCAGAAAGCGGGCGGTGTGCTGTACGGCGTGGATGCGTCGGGCTGGCCGGCGCGCTGGTGGGATACGGTGATCCTGTTGCAGTACGAAGTGGATCGCGAGGAAGCGGCGGCGAATAAAGCGATGCGAGCGAGACAAACCTGATGCCACTACCCAAAATCACGATCAGGACGTGGAAGGATGGCCGGCAAGTGGCGCGGTTCCGCGACACGCAGGGTCTCGTGCGCACCTCGGCGGGTCCGATGAACTGGACGCGGGCGGAGCAGCTGAAGCAGCTGGCGGATTACGGAATCGCTCTCCAGATCGCGCAGGCGCGCGGCGGGCTCGGTTCGGACGGCCAGCGGATGCCGGCGCTGAAGGGCGGAAGCCGGGCGATCTTCGTGGCATCCGTCAACGGGCGCGCGCAGTTCACCCGAAAGACCTATGCCGACTGGAAGGCGGCGCACGGGCTCCAGGGCGTGCGGGATTTGTATGGTCCCGGCAAGGGCGGCCACATGCTGGACGATATCCGCATTAACTACCTGGATGATCGGCAGGCGTCCATTGCGATCACCAGCAAAACCAGCCGGGACAAAGCGCGCGGCAACGAGAAGCGGGCGCCCTGGTGGGGCTGGTCGCCGGATTCGGTTCGCAAATTGACCTCTGCCGCCGCTGAGATTTTCCAGACCGGGGTTGCCGAGTATCTGTTTACCATGGGGCTCATCGGAGCGAATGCCCTCTCCGAAGCTAAGCGGATGTGGAGGAAGGTGGCCTGATGCCGGTTACCAACTTCCAATCCGTCATCTCGGCTCAATCGGTAGGCACCGCCGACGTACAGGCGCTCGCCGCGTCGTTCGACAAACTGAGCGGCTCCATCGACGGCGCCACCCAAAAGGCGAATAAGGTCAACGAGCACCCCGGGTTCAACGCCTTTGCGGAGAAAGTGAAGCAGGGCATCGAGAACCCGCTGCAAGCCATCGGAGGCGCGGCGGAAGACGCGCTGAAGTCCATGGGGCCGCTGGGTTCCGGCATGGCCGCAGTCGGCGGTGCGTTCGTTGCGGCGGCGGCTGCTGGCTTCGAAGCAGCGAAGGCGCTGGGTGAGTACGGGGTGCAAATTCGCGACGTGGAGCTGCGTACCGGACTGGCCGCCAAGGAAGTAGGGCAGTACAGTTTCGCCGCGAAAGCGGTTGGACAGGACGTGTCGATCCTGGATCGGATGATGCGCGGCTTGACGATGGCCGTCGAAGACAACACGACAAAGGGCGAAAAAGCGCGCGTCTGGCTGACCAAGTGGGGAGTGGACGTCGCGGGGCTGAAGGACGGCACCGCATCGACCTCCGAGGCGCTGCAAAAGGTAGGAGCCGGGCTGGAGGGCTTGCCCGCTGGCATCGGGCGCACGTCGGCGGCAATCGACGTGTTTAAGCGCGCGGGCATCGAGGCGATTCCGTTCCTGGTGGAACTGAATTCCAACCTCAAGATTGCACAGGAGCAGGGGTTCGGGCCGAACGAAGAATCCCTCACGCGATTTAAGGAATACCAGAAAGAAGTAACAATTCTCGGAACGAAATGGGCGGAGTTGAAGCGCTCTGCGATGGAGCCGATAGCGTTCACCCTTCTCTGGACGATTAAGAAAGCAGGCGACCCAAGCCTCTGGGAAACTCCGTGGATCGCTAAAGCGCTGTTCAGCGGCACGCCATCTGGCACCACGACGGAGATGGGCGAGACGGGCGGGTGGGGATACGGCGCTTCCATGTCCCGCAGCGCCCATACAGGCGAGGCAGATTCCCTGGCCTACAACAACGCGCGGGTGGCCGCTGCGCAGTCGGGCGGTACGGATGCCGAGAAGCTCAGCAAGGCCAAGCAACGGCTCACGGAACTGCAAGGCGCCCTAAAAACGAACGTGCTGCCGAGCGCCAATACCGGCACCTTCGACGACATCGCGAAACAGCGGGACGTAATCGCTGGAATCGAAGCTCGAATCGCCGCCACGAAGCGACTGGCCGATGCCGTGAAGGAAGCAATCGCCGCCATCGAGAAGCAGACGAAGGCCGACGACGACTACACCGCCAAACTGCTCAAGGGTGGCCGCCAGCTCTACCTGAACGCCAATCCGGCCGAAGCCCCGGCCCAATGGAGCGCACAGCAATCGTGGATGCTGACCGGACCCCGCCGCAGCACGTCAACGCAGAATGAATCGGACCTGATGGCGTGGTGGAAGGGCGAGCAGGCAAGTCAAGCGAAATCCGGCGAGCAGGACTTGAAGGACGCGCGTGACAGCGAACGGCGCGGCTTGAGCCTGTACGGCGCTTCTTCGGCGCTTGGCGGCGGCTCCGAAATCGGGCAGATCAACGGAGCGGAGGCCCTGCGAAAGGCGTATGCCGATCAGGAATACGCGGCGCTTCGCAAAATCGCCGATGCTAAGAACGATGAGGACCTTAAAGAGTCCGCCATCGACCAGCAGCACCAGAAGTATCTGGATGCCGAGATCGAGCGCCAGCAGGCACTCTTGCAACTCGCCCTCCGCCAGAAAGAAGAGTTCCAGAATCTCGCGGTAGGGCTCTTCCAGTCGGCACTCCATGGCGGCACAACCAACTACTTGAAGCAGCAGGGAACGGGCATCCTGGATAAAGTCGTCGGCAACGCGGCGGGGATGGCGTGGGGCGATATCTCGAAAATCGTCCCGCACGCGAGTGGGCCACTGGGGAATCTGCTGCAGGGCACCATGTTTGGGCCGGACCCCATGAAGGCGGCCACGGACCTCAACACCCAGGCGACGATTGACAACACGCGGGCGCTCATGATGTCCCGCACCGGCGGCGGCGGAGGCAGGGTCGGCGGCAGTGGACTAGGTTCCCTGGCCGGCATAGGGCGCGTCACCGGCACGGGCGGCGGCGTCGGCTACCCGGCGAACGATCCCTACGGCTGGATGAGCGGCGCGGGCGGCCCATCCGACTACGATCCCTCCAGTCCCGACACGATCACGCCGGAGGGCGCGGCCTGGGGTGACAACTTTTGGGCGAGTAATCCCACCGGTGGCGGCATGTCCAGCCTCGCCAAGTACGCGGGCATCGGAGGCACGCTGGCGGCGGGCGGCTTCGGGCTTTATTCGGGCATAAAGGCCGGGGGAACTCAGGGCGACCTGACGGCGGTGGGCAGCGGATTGGGGATGGCGGGCGGAATCGTTTCAATGCTGATCCCAAAGCTGGCCTCGACCCTTGGACCTATCGGCATGGCGCTCGGCATGGGCCTGGGCTTGGTGAGCACCCTGCTGGGCGACCCGAAACAGAACCGGGCCAAGGACCTGACCACCCAGGCGCAACAGCGCCAGTTCACCATGCCCACCGGGGTGGATTACGAGCTGTCTTCCAGCGGAGGATACGAGGACTACAACTACCGGGGCCAATCGAGGACGACGGTGGTCAACAACGTGTACGCGATGGATTCCAAGAGCTTCAATGACTATCTGATCGCGAATCCCTCCGCGTTGAGCAACGGCATCACCTCCGCGATTGCAGGCGGCAACGCGGATGACGTGGTAAGCTCCATCGCCGCGAGGGTGAACCCGTGAGCACCTACCCCACCTCGAACCCGGCCTGGGCCTCTCCCGTGGTGCGGACGCTGAAGTTCTCGACGGGCATCGCGCAAGGCGTCAACGGAACGGAGCAGCGGTGGATGCTGAGCACCGGCGTGGAATCCTGGAGCCTGCCTTACCCTCACTTGTCCGTGGCGCAGCGGGACACGTTGCTCACACTGTTCGAATCCAGTCAGGGTGGCTACGACCAGTCGGTCAGTCTGACGTTCAGCGGCACGACGTACACTGGGCTCTACTTCGACGCCGACTCGCTGGAGTTCACGGAAAGCGACCCCAACGTGGTCGCGGGCACGGTGAAGCTGACCACGGTGGTTCGTGTGGCGGATGCGGGAACGATGCCGGGCGACTTCCCGGTGTTGGGCACGGGCGCGCGCATGCAGCGGCCCTACACATATGGCCGGAATTTCGATACCGCCAGCGTGCGCACGGAAGGCGGACGGTATGCCTATCCGCGCCGTGCGGCCTCATTGCGCAGTTGGACCGTGGGCGGCGCTGTGTTGACTGACACGGAAGCGGCGGCGATCTGGAGCATGTTCAAGCTGGCTTGCGGCCAGTGGCGGTCCTTCGGTTTCACCGACCCGGATAGCAGCACCCGGTACGCGAATTGCCGGTTTGGCGCGGATTCGCTCGACTGGCGGATTCTTGGCCCGAATCAGAATTCCATCGTGGGGACGATTCAACAACTGGTATGAGCTTCGACATCAATACCGGCAAGGAACTGGCGGCGGCGCAACGGCCGGTGGGTTTGCCGTCACCACGCAACTACTATGCGCGTGCCTTTGCGGTGATTGCAACGCTGGCACAGCAGTTGCAAATTGCTCGGCCAATGCGCCCCTCCCTTTTTTATCGGGATTATGTGATCGATGTGAAATTTGCCGTTCAACGCCTTTTGGCAGTTTGGGTTTGCGCAGAGACCGCTTTGTTGCGCATAAAGTGCGCGAACATCAGATCCCGTAAACTTCCCATCCGCCTTACGGCGCACCTCGCGCCATGCGTTTCTGTTCTCGGGGTGATTTCGATTCCAATCGAGCGCTTTGGCAATAAATTCCGCACGATGTTCTGCGTAATACCTTGCGGCGCGCTCGCGGGCCTCCGTTGGGTGGCTCTTATACCACTCTCTTGCGCTCCGCTTCTTCTGCTCCGCGTTCGCGAGGTATTCTTTCCGGTCTTTGGCGGCCACGTACTCCTGGTTTCTTTCTGCCCATCTACGCTTTTGAGCGGATATAGGCTTGGGGTGGGCGGCCCGGTCAGCCTTATTCATGGCTCTGACGCTCTCCGGGTTTTTTGCTCTCCAGGATTTCGTGGCTTGATTGGCGCGCTCTTTATTGGCAACTCTGTAGGCTTTATCTTTAGTCTTCGCCCGCTCGGGGTTTGCTTTGAACCAATGGTTCGCGCTCTCTCGGCTGCATTGCTTGCACCAGAGGCACTTACCGTCCTTGCTGGACGTGTTCTTGTAGAACTCGCCCAGGGACTTTTCTGCCCCGCACTTATGACACGTCTTTGTTGCTGGGCTAAGATGGTTTGCAGCCATGCGGTCTGTCCTTTCAGATCGGTGGTTAGGGCTGCGTCGATGCTAGAACATCGGCTCGGCCCGCTTCTTCATTGTACCGCAACATGGGCTAGGGAGGCATTCGCGTAGCCTATGTCTTTTACCATTAACAGCGGGAAGGAATCTTCGGCAGCGCCAAGGCCGGTTGTTTTTTGCGACTTTGTCTTCCCAGACTCAACGACCCTCTACGTCGCCTCGATTGCCGCCACGTTCAACGGCCATGCCTACGACGCGCGGATCGACGATCAGCAGATAGACCGGCTGGCCTCTCTGAGCGAGCAGGGAATCGACCGCGTGCCCTCGGTAACGCTGGTCCTGGCCGATCCCTCCGCCAGTCTGTTCGCAGCTTACGAACGCGGGCATGGCTTCAAGGGCGCATCCTTAACCCTCCGTTTCGCCCTGGCCGACATGTCCGCTGGAACCTTCAGCACGGACAACTTCGTCCCCTTCGTCGGCGTGTGCGATGAGCCTTCGAGCGACGATAAGAACCTCACCGTCTCCGCGCAGAGCAAGCTGAACCTTTCGCAGTTCATGCTGCCCACGGCGCCTATCCAGGTGCGGTGCATCTGGGTGAACCCCACCACGACCGCGCAGCGCGCGGAAGCCGACACCGTGGGCTCCCTCTACTACCCGTGTGGAGAGACGCGCGACCTCACCACGGCCCCGCCGTGCGCCTACACGAAGCAAACCTGCACCAGGCCCACCCGATACAGCGGGGTGACGTTCTCACCCACCCTGAGCGATAGCGGGAAAAACTACCTCACCGGGCAAACCACGTCCTGGCTCAATGCCGACACCAGCGGCAAGTATCAGGAATACTGGCCGGTCTGGCTGGGTGGCATGGCCTGGATGAATTGCATCCCGATCAACCAGTGGGGGGACGGCAACTACACGCGCGGGGAAGCGGCAGTGGGCATCGGCGAAGTGGCCGTCTCGCGGGTGATCGTTAACGGCGTGGAACTTTCGCTGGGCGGCCAGGACTATTTCTGGGGCTACAGCAACAACGGGGCGCGCGACGGCACGCCGAACCTGGACGTAGACCCCCACGGCAATAGCGACCCGCACGGCGGCCAGACGGTGATTGAATACCGCGCGCCCAAGGCGGTGCTCGATCCTTCGACGCTGCCCACCATTCAGGTGCTGGGACAGGCTTCGGTGGGCGGCAGTTCGGTAACGCCGTCCTCGATTTCCATTGCCTCCGTGCAGGGCGGAAGTTCCGGCAACCCGAGCCCGATCATCATCCACTTCGGACGCACCCTCGGAACCTACGACCCCGGCGACGGCTCAGCCATCACCATCTCCGGATGCTCCTGGGCGGCGGCCAACGGGTCCTGGATCATGCGCCTGCTGGAACTGCCCTACGACCATGCCACGCTCCAAGGGTCGATGGCCTATGGCTCTGGCGGCTCCTGCACGCTCTACTACAACCAGATCACGCAGAGCGGCGGCGGCCCGACACCAGGACTCATCCAGGCGATCCTTAACCAGTGCGGCATCGGAACCGACGAACTCAGCGGCCCGATGATGAGTGCGGCGGACGCGATCTGTAACGCCACCGTGACCACCACGGATGGATCGGGCAACAGCTATAGCCAGAATCGCTTTACCAGTGCCGTAGCGGTCCGCCAGCGCCGTTCCGCGGCCGATATCGTGCGGGGGCTTCGGCAGTCGATTGCAGGGCTTCTGACAGTGGATAACGCGGGGCTGATCGGCATCCGGCTGGAAGGCCCGCTGGCAGAGCAGCAGGCGTCTCCGGTCGATGGCAGCAACAACACCACGCCGATTACCAGCATCTGGCGCGATGGAAGCACGCATAACGGCTACACGGCCTATCGCTTCGACGAGTCGAATTCCTGGAACCTGAAGCGCCGTCCGCAGCAGGTGGCGCAGATGCCCAACCGGGTGACCTTCCCCTTCCAGGACCCGACGCAGGAATACGCCATCAGCTCCTTCTCGCTGGTGGATTCCGACGATATCGCCCGCGTGGGACGTGAGATCCCTGGCGGCCTGCAAGTCAATCCCGAAGGCATCGCCAGCTACAACCACGCGTTGCGCTGCGGGCGGCTCGGCCTGAACAAGATCCACCACGGCAACCCGAGCGGCGATACGCGGGGCACCGAGTGGTGGGAATGGAAAACCTCGTTTCGCGCCTGCAAGCTGCGCATCGGGGACATCGTCACGCTCAACAGCGCGAAATACAGCCTCACCGAGCAGATGGTCCGCATCACGGAAATCAAGCCGTCCAAGAACTTCGAAACGGTGGACCTGGCCGGGTACTATCACGACGACACCTGGTACCTGGATTCGCACGGCAACGCCGCCGATCCTGCCCACGGCGCCAGCCCGAACATCGGCATGGGAGCCTGCGTGCCGCCCACGTTTACGGTCGAAGTGGCTGCCCTCGATTCCAGCCACCTGATTCCGACCGCTATCGAAGTGAACGGGCTCACCTTCTCGGACCCGACCAACACCTACTCCATTCAGTCCGGGACCTTCACGTTTTATTACGTGATCGAGGCCGTAATCCAAACCACGCTGGCGGCGGCCATTACCAGTACGAGTGCCACCAGCATGAGCGTCGCGAGTGCTTCGGGTATCGTCGCGGGGACGCTGTTGCAGATCGGGCGCGAGGTGGTGCTGTGTGGAACTCCGAGCGGGACCACCATCCCGATCACGCGCGGGCAGCTCGCCACCACGCCGGACACGGCGCTGAACGGAGCTTCGGTCTGGATGGTGCAGCAGCAGGTAGGCACGGCTACCTTCCCGCTAGACTTCGTTAACTCCGCCGCGGCCGCGGACTGGTCTTTCGTTTGGGTGCTGCCGGATACCAAGGTTCTTTCGGTGGGCGGAGCGGTCACCAACGCCTACGGAACGTCCGCGACGCGCTACGTGCCGCTCACCAACAACAGCGACCACGGGCTGAAACTAAACACGGCAGCCGCCAGCGGTTCCACGCTTGCCGTGGTAAACCCGACCGCCAATGTGGACTACTCGATTCTGACGGGCAATGTGACGGTGAACGTGTCGGCCACCACGCGCGTGGTGGTGATCACGTTGCCTTCAGAGGGTCCGAACGCCGGCGGGCTCGTGGTGGTGAATCGGGCGGCGGGTAGCACCTATGACGTACACGTGGTGCCGGGGTTGACGGGCGGCACTTCGGACACGATCGACGGATCGAGTGCCACCGTGGAAGTGCTCACCGCGGCGAATCCAGTGTGGGCGGGGGTGGGCTCCTAATGGGTAACTGGGTCACTTTTTCGACAGCGGGCTCCAGCGGTTACACGCCGCCGCCGAATGCGCCGAACATTACCAGCGCCTCGTGCTCCGCATATTACGGCATGCAGTGGAACGGGTCCGCCTTCGGGTTGCAGAGCGTCAGTGGAATCAACCTGCCGACCTCGGACCCTAACTATTCCCATCTCAAAGAAATCGATATTTCGGCAACCATGCCGGATGGCCACACTGAGACGCTGCCAACGCTCTACGCGCCGTTCATCGGCTCCACGGCATCGTTCAAGGGGCCTTGCGATAACTGGCAGATCGGCGCATCTCAGAGCCTCACCCTGACCTTTGTTTGTAAAAACGATGCGGGGATCGCGACGGGTAGCCCGACGACGTGCACCGTTACCGTCGCGGCCTCCGTGGTGGTCGCCGGTTTCTCTGCGTCCGACTCCGGCACCCGGACGGTGGATTCCAATCGCTCGGTTTCCGCCGTCATCAATTGGACCCCGATGCTGGGCGGTGGCATCTATCCGCAGAACGTGACGTCCTGGCTGCCGAGCGCCAAGGACATCACCAAGTACACGTGCGTGGGATGGACCGTGATGGCGGGCAGTTCGCAGGTAATCACCACCAGCCGTCTGGTCCCAGCCGCCGCCGCCACCTGGCACGTGTATTGCGCCGCGGGGGCCGTTCCTTACGACGGATCGTTAGAGTACTCCGCCTCGGACCTAGCGGCGCTGGGCGCGGTGGCCTCGGCGGGATTCAGCATGGCGGGAATCCCCGCGCCGGCAGGCGGGACGGTTACCTCGATCACAGCGGGATCGATCACCTCCATGGTCGATAAAACGTCGGGCTGGCAGTGGGCGGAACTTATGAGCCTGTCATGGGTGGACCCGACTGACCCATCGTGGCTTGTCAAATTCTACGTCCGCGAGACGGATTCCGCCGGGAATCCCGCGTCCGATGCCAAGGGCTCTTGGAGAGAGTGGTTTGAGTCGCAAATAGCGTCTCCTGGCGGCACCACCCGATACGCCGATACCGACGTGTACGGGGGCGTCCTGGAAATCGCCTATCGCGCCGCATCAGATACCCACCACTACCTGCAAATCCAATGCGTCACGGTCAACCGGCTATCGACCAACCCAGGCGATTGGGCAGGAAGCAACACGGCCAGCAGCACCGCGCAAGGAAGCGTCATCCAACTCAACTTCGGCACGCTTCCGGCGGGGTTGATTCCGCTGAACATGACGGACCCGGCCACGCTAGACCCTAGCTTGGTGCTGAAGTCTGGTGGGCTCGGGTTGAACACCTCGGACCTCAGCAACATGGTGCTCAACCCGTCGTTTGAGCAGGGGTTCTCGGCATGGAATTCTTACTTCGGACCAACACCCTTCGTCGGTGGGGTTGGTTCGGGAGTACCAGTATTCTCGGGACTCAACGCTTGTGTGATCTATCCTGATCCAACTTCGCATACTGGGGCCATACGCGAAGTAATCCCTCATATATTTACTCCCGGAACTGGCGTGTTCGCTCGGGTAGATGTGTTCGGCAATGGAGCCTGTGTCGGCACATTTAACCTTGTGGTGCAATTCCAGGACGCCTCTGGTGCATTCATCTCTAATTCAATCCCAGCGGCGACTACTGCTACTATCGGTTCATGGCAGCGAGTTCAAGTTATTACGCAAGCTGCTCCAGCAGGTACTTCGCAAATACAGATACGGTTATTCTGTTCCGGTGAGACTGGC